CCCGCCACTTCCTTCCGCCGCCCCGACGGCACCTGGGCGCACGACATTCTGCCCATTCCCGCAGAGACCATGCAGACCGCAGCCCTGGAAAGCGGCAAGGCCGTGCTGGGCATTGCGTCCCGCTACTTCGCGGGCCTGGGCGCAACCGGCAAGGACGGCACCATCGTGCAGGACGACAGCGTGCGCTTTTTCGAGGACGAGCGCGCCTACAAAGCCAAGTTGCAGGGCAACGCCCGCCCCTTGGACGCTTACGCCTTCGTCCTGCTGGACATTTCCGCCCTTGACACCAACCCCGCCACGCTGGTGCAGGTTGTCGCCCCTGTCGTCACCAAAGCAGAAAGCTGATAACGCGGAGGGCCTACCATGAACGAAACAGCGGAGACCGCAGCGCAGGTAAGCGACCAGCTGTACCAGGCTGTCCTGAACCGCCAGAACATAACGTGGGAGCCTGACGAAAAAACCGAACGCAACACAAAAAACGCCATAGAAGAAGCCCTGGACTACCTGCGAGATACTGCCGGAAGCCCAGGGCTTTCGTTTGAAAGCGGGGAACTTCGTCAACTGCTTATAACGGCGGCCTGGTACTTTGTGAATAGCAAACGCGCCGACTTCATCGAAGAATACAGCGGCGAATTAAATATGCTTCGGTTTCGGGAGGGCTTCGGCTGTGGCAAAGAATAAAATCAAATTCGAAACTTTTCTTGACGGGCTTTGCAGTGTGTGGCGGCTGGACGACAAACAGCGGCCTGTACCGGTAATCAAAAATATGCGCTTCCAAGACCGCATTATCGGCACCCGGCGGAACTACGAAGCGGAACAGGCAGGCCACAAGGTTGAACGCCTTATCCGTATACCGCGCGCCGACCAGGTGGAGCGTGGCGCTTTTGTCGTTATCAACGGCAAACAGTACGGCATTGCGCAAACGCAGATTATCAAGGACACGCTGCCCGAATGTACGGACTTGACCCTGGAGCAGCCGGAACTTCTGCTCGACTTCGACGACACGGAGGTGGGCGGCGGTGGCCGATTTTGATTTTTCGGCGGCACTTACCGCGACGCTAAGGACATACGCCAACGGCGTGGCCGAAGCCGTGGACGAAGCTGCCGAGAAGTGCGCAAAGGGACTTGCCAAGGAACTGCGCGGCACCGCCCCGAAGCGGACGGGCGCATACGCAAAAGACTGGACTTCCAAGCAGACGGGCGCGAACGCACGCGGCGCGAAGACGTACACCGTGTACAACAAAGCCCATTACCAGCTTACACACCTTTTGCAGAATGGCCACAAAGGCCCTGCCCCTGCCCCGGCCTACCCGCACATTGACCGCCCGGCGGAAAAGTGGCAGCAAGAATTCGTTACCGAGTGCGAGGAAGCGACCAAATGAAAAGAAGCACCATACTTGCCCGGCTTGCTGAAACCGGGATCCGGCAGGAAGCGGAAAAGGTTGTGCCAGCGAACGGCGCACCTGTGCCGCTTCCCTATCACGTTGTCCGCGCGGACGAAGTGGAAGACGGCGACGACCTGGGCCGCGTGAGAATTAAAACGCTTACCTGGGCCGTTGCCCTTTTTACAAAAAACAAAGACTTTGCACTTGAACGCAAAATCCTGGCCGCCCTGCAAGGCTGCGGCCCCGTGAACGTAGACCACTTCCCCGACGGCACCCCCTATCAAACACTTTTTTCATTCACAACGAGAGAGGTACACACATGAAAGAGATCGACAACAGCGAAAATATTATCCTGGGCAGCGGCGACCTGTATATCGTCGAGTTTAACGACGCTGTGCCCGAAGACGCAACCATCGAGATCGACGACAACCGCGCGGGCAACATCAAGGGCGGCGCAACGCTGGAATACACAGCGACCAGCCAGACCGTGAAGGACGACAAGGGCCGCGTTTCTAAAACCATCGTCACCGAGGAAGACGTTAAACTCAAAACCGGCCTTATCACCTGGTCCCCCGCCTACCTGCAGGCGCTTATCGAAACCGCCCGCGTGACCGAGACCGGGAAAAGCGGCCAGCACAAGCACCGCACTTACAAGCTGGGCGGCCTTGCAAATAAGACCGGCAAGCGCTACCTGTACCGCTTCGTCCACACCCGCGACGACGGGCGCAAGCTGCGCATTACCGTAACGGGCAAGAACAGCGGCACCATCAGCATTGCCTTCCAGAATGACAACCCCACGCAGGTGGACGCAGAGGTGACCGCGCAGAGCCTGGACAGCGACGGCACCCTGGTTATCATGGACGACGAACTGACCGAGAACGCAACCTAACGGAGAGGGGGCAAAAGCGTGTTTGTACTTTCGGGCGTAAAAAAACGCTACTATGAATTCCAGGCACCTGACAACAAACAGGTGCTTCACATTGAGCCGCCGAAACTGAAAACCCTTAACCGCATGAACGACCTGTCCCGCCCCGATTCTACGCCGAAGGAAGCGGCGGAAGTCGTGGCCCGCGTTATCGCCAAAAACAAGGAACACCGCAAAATTACTGCGGACACGGTTATGGAGTGGATGGACATGGACCAGCTGGCCGGTTTCGTTCTGGATTTTGTCAGCTGGCTTTCTAACGAAAAGAAGAACGACCCAAACTAACGCCCCCCTCTTACCCAGAAACGGACGGAGAGGGGGTACCGTTTGCGCTGTGCAGCGCAAGCGAAAAGTTGGTTTCCGAATACGCGGGCATTCCACTACCTGCCGTCTATGACCTGGACATTATTACATTCTGGGCGCTTCTGCGCGACGGTGTGATATACAGCCGGGCGCAGACGGAAACGGGCAGGAAGTGGCTGCGCAATGCGTGGAGAATCACACAGACGGAGCCGGAAACCGAAAAACTGAAAGCAAAATACGGAGAAAGGGGGAATTGACGATGGCGGCCAAAACACTAAAGGGCATTACCGTTGAAATCAACGGCAAAACAACCGGCCTTGCAAACGCCCTAAAGGACGTTACCAAGACTTCCACGGCCCTGTCCAGCAACTTGAAGGAAATCAACAAGGCGCTGAAATTGGATCCCGGAAACACCGAACTGCTGAACGAAAAGCAGAAAATTCTTTCCGAAAGCGTAGCCGCCGCGCGCAAGGAATTGGAAACCCTGGAAGGCGTACAGAAACAGGTTTCGGACCAGTACGCCAACGGCGACATTGACCGGGGCGCGTGGCTGGAATATCAAAACAAACTGCAAAAGGCCAAGCAGCACCTTGAAGACCTGGAAAAAGCGCAGAAAGACTTCGGCACCGCTGCCGCCCAGGCCATAAAGGAAGCCGGCGCGAAAATCGAGGAATACGGCGGCAAGGTAGAGGGAGTCGGGAAAAAGCTCATGCCCGTTTCCGGCGTGGCCGCAGCGACGGGCACAGCGCTTACAAAAATGGCCTGGGACTTTGAAGACGGGATGGCCAAAGTTTCGACCATTGCAGACACCACGGAAGTGCCTATTTCCGACCTTGAAAAGCAAATCAAGCAGTTGTCCGACAGCACCGGCGTGGAAGCCGGAGAAATTGCGGAGAACGTATACAACGCAATCAGCGCCGGGCAAAAGACCGGCGACGCTGTAAACTTTGTATCGAAGGCAACAGACCTTGCAAGGGCCGGCTTTGCAGAGACAGGCGACGCGCTGGACGTTCTGTCCACGATTATGAACGCCTACGGGCTGGAAGCATCGGAAGTCGACAAGGTTTCTAACGACCTTATCATGACGCAAAACCTGGGCAAAACCACGGTTGCCGAACTTTCCAGCAGCATGGGCAAGGTTATCCCGACAGCGAAAAGCACAGGCGTAAACCTGGACGAATTGTGCGGAGCCTATGCGGTAATGACTTCTAACGGCGTTGCTACCGCTGAAACCACAACATACTTGAACAGTATGCTTAACGAATTGGGGAAGCAAGGCTCTACTGCGGCGAATGCGTTTGCGGCAGGAACGGAACACATCAAAGAAGGCGGCCTGACAATGGCCGAAGCGATGGAACAGGGCTGGTCTTTGTCCGACGTTCTAAGCGTTCTTGATGAACAGGCCGCCGCAAGCGGCACAAGCATAAACAATATGTTTTCCAGTGCCGAAGCCGGAAAAGCCGCGAACATTTTGTGGGACAACGCCGAAAAATTCAACGGCGCAGTTGAAGAAATTCAAGGGAGCACAACGGCCACAAGCGACGCGCTGGGAAACCTGGAAACAAGCGGCCACAAAACCGAGGTTGCAATAAACCAAATCAAAAACGCGGGGCTTGAATTCGGGCAAACAATCAGCGCAATGCTGGCCCCCGCCCTTCAAAAGCTGGCCGAATATATCCGAAACGCGAAGGAAAAGCTGGACGGAATGGACGACGGCCAAAAGCAAGCCATTGTTACCATTGGTCTGATTGTGGCTGCAATCGGTCCGGCCCTTGTGGTTATCGGCAAGGTAATTACAGCCGTGGGAGCCATTACCACGGGCGTGGGCAGCCTTGTGGGCTTTGTGGGCGGCACGGTTGTGCCGCTTATTACAGGCACAATAATGCCTGCGCTGTCGGGTCTGTGGGCGCTTATTACAGGCACCCTAATGCCCGCGCTGTCGGGCCTGTGGGCGCTTATGCTGGCAAATCCTATATCTATTGTTATTGCAGCCATTGCGGCCATTGTGGCCGCGTTTGCGCTGCTGTGGAACAAGTGCGAAGGCTTCCGCAATTTTTGGATTAACCTTTTTTCTTCCGTCAAAAGCACGGTTGTGGACGCGAAAAATAACGTTCTTTCCACCTTCGACGGAATCAAAAACGGAATTTCGAGCCGCATTGAGGGCGCAAAAAACAGCGTACACAATGCCATTGAAAACATTAAAGGCTTTTTCAATTTTAGCTGGTCCTTGCCGCACCTGCAACTTCCGCACCCGTATATTTCCGGGCGCTTTTCCCTAAACCCGCCCAGTGTGCCCAGCTTCGGCATTAACTGGTACAAAGAAGGCGGCATTTTGTCCGGCGCGCAGATTTTCGGGCAGATGGGGGGCAATCTTTTGGGCGGCGGCGAAGCGGGCCAGGAAGCCGTTCTGCCGTTGTCCGATTTTTACGGCCATCTGGACGGGATTCTGTCGCGGTACATGAACAACACGGCCAGCGGCCTGATTATCCAGCTGAACATTGAACGCTTCGAGAACGGCGGATCCGAAGACATTAAGGAAATCGCCCGCCGCGTGGGCATTGAGGTGCGCCGCGAAGTGGAAAAGAAACGGGGGGCTTTTGAGTGATTAACACGTTCTATCTGGACGCGGAAAGCGCCGAAGCCTACGGCCTTATAATGCTGGCCCCGCCTGACCACGTTGTCGCGGAAAGGGACATCGAGCGCAAGGAAGTGCCCGGACGTTCGGGGGACGTGATTATCGACAACGGCAGGTATAAAAACGTAACTGTAAAATACAGCTGCGCGATTCTGCCGGAAGACGGCGTCCCCTACCGCACTACGGTTGCGCGGGCTGTCCAGTTTTTGAAATCCGGCCCCGCGTACAAACAGCTGCGCAACACCTACGACCCAGACCGCTTCCGCGAAGCACGGGTGCAGGGCAGCTATTCGGTGGAAAGCATTGTCGAACAGGCCGGAAAACTGGAAATTGCATTTGACTGCAAACCGCAGTTTTGGCTTGCGTCCGGCCTTGAAACGCTGGACCTGCGCGAAAGCACAACCCTGCTGAACCCGACCAACCAACCAGCGAAGCCCATTATTACCGTTTACGGCACCGGCCCCGGCGTTCTGACTGTGGGCGGAACACAATGCCGAATTTTGGAACTGGCGGACTATATAACGCTTGACTGTGAAAACGAAACGGCCCGGCGGGAAACCGCGAACAAAAACAGCGCTGTTTCCGTGGCCGAATTTCCCGCGCTGGAAGGCAGCGTGGGCGTTTCATGGGAAGGCGGAATTGACCGCGTAGAAATAGAACCGAGGTGGTGGACCCTGTGAAGCCGAGACTGTACCCTGAAAACGAAACCAACTTTGAAAGCAACGGCCTGGGGCCGCTGTCCGACGCGCTGACCTGCACCGTTGAGGAAAACCGAAACGGCGCGTTTGAACTGTCGATGGAATACCCGGTCACGGGCGTGCTGTTCGACGAACTGAAACACGGCAGCATTATTTTTGCCCCGCCGAACGACAGCAGCGAACCGCAACCCTTCCGCGTGTACGGCAAAAGCACCCCGCTTTCGGGCGTTGTGACCGTGCGCGCCAAGCACATAAGTTACCAGCTGTCGCACATCCCCGTTTCGCCGTTTACGGCAGGCAGCTGCGCGGCGGCCCTGCAAGGGCTTAAAACCAACGCCGTGGAGCCGTGCCCCTTCGACTTCTGGACAGACAAGGAAACCGTTGCAACCTTCACCGTAAAGGAACCGGCGTCGGCGCGTTCCCTGCTGGGTGGCGTGGCCGGGTCTGTGCTGGACGTGTACGGCGGCGAATATGAATTTGACCGCTACAAGGTGAAGCTGCACAAGGCACGCGGAACCGACAGCGGGGTGGTTATCGCCTACGGCAAAAACCTGGTTGACATCGACCAAGAAGAAAGCATCGAAAACACGATAACGGGGGTTTACCCCTATTACAAGGACACCGACGGCAACGTGCTGGAATTGCCGGAAAAAGTGGTTTCCAGCGCGTCGGCGCAGAACTTCCCCTACCCGCGAACGGTCCCGCTGGACTGTTCGCAAGAGTGGCAGGAAACACCGAGCGTCGAACAGCTGCGCGCCTATGCTTCGGCCTACGTCGAAAAGGAAGGCATAGGCGTGCCGTCTGTATCGCTGAAAGTGTCTTTTGTCCCCCTGTGGCAGACCGAGGAATACAAGGCCATTGCCCCGGCGGAACGCTTAAACCTGTGCGATATTGCAACAGTGCGCTTTGAAAAGCTGGGCGTAAATGCGCGGGCCAAGGTTGTGCAGACCGTTTACGACGTGCTGGCCGGGCGTTATGAAAGCATTACGCTGGGCGAAGCAAGCACTAATCTGGCGGACACCATCGTAGCCCAGGACAAGGCCATAAACGCGAAGGCAGACACCAGCGACCTTGAAGCCGCTGCGGCCAACGCTTCGGCCTGGATAACCGGCAACAAGGGCGGCTATGTTGTTTTGCGGCGAAATGCCGACGGCCAGCCTTATGAACTGCTTATTATGGACAAGCCGACCATTGAGGAAGCAACGAAAGTGTGGCGCTTCAACAAGTCGGGCCTGGGCTATTCGTCAACGGGCTATAATGGCACCTACGGGCTGGCAATGACCCAGGATGGGCAAATCGTTGCCGACTACATCACAACCGGCACACTGTCGGCCAATCTGCTGCGCGCGGGCGTGCTGCAAGACAAAACGGGGAAGGTTTTCAAGCTGGACCTGGACGCGGGCACACTGGACGCGAATTTCACCAGCCTGCAAGTTTCCGGCAAGACCCCGGAACAGATTGCGGCGGAACAGGCCAAGGAAGCCGCAGCAGCGGCAGAGAAGGCCGCCAAGGAAGCCGCAGCAGCAGACCTAAAAGAATACCAGGCCGCCGTTGAAAAGACCGTACAGGACTTGCAGGGCCAAATTGACGGCAATATTACAACCTGGTTTTACCCCTATGCACCGACGGCAGAAAACAAACCAGCAAGCGACTGGACGACGGAAACGGAACGGGAAGCCCATGCGGGCGATCTGTTCTACAATACCGACAAGGCCAGCGGCAAAGCATACCGCTGGGCCATTGTGGGCGACGTTTGGCAATGGCTGTTGCTGGAAGATACCGACGTCGCAAAAGCCCTTGCAAATGCCAAGACCGCCCAGGACACCGCCGACGGAAAGCGCCGCACCTTCATTTCCACGCCCGTGCCCCCGTATGACGTGGGCGACCTGTGGGCGCAGGGAAAGGACGGCGCACTGCTGGCCTGCATCAAGAAAAAGACCGGCAGCCAACTGTATAGTGCCGACGACTGGACGGACGCGGCCAACTACACCAAAGCCGCCGAAGCAATGCTGAAGGACTACGCAGACACCGTAAACGAACAGCTGGAAGGACTGGGCAGACAGATTGACGGGAAAACGGAAACCTGGTTTTACCCCTACGACCCTACGGCAAAGAACGAACCCGCAAGCGGTTGGAAAACAGAGGAAGACCGCAAGGCCCACGAAGGCGATCTGTTCTACAACACCGACCCGGCCAGCGGGAAAGCATACCGCTGGGCAAAGGACGGCGACGCATGGGCCTGGGCGCTTCTGCAAGACGCGGACGTGTCCGCAGCCCTTGCAGCGGCCAAGCAGGCCAAGGACACCGCCGACGGCAAGCGCCGCACCTTCATTTCCACGCCCGTGCCCCCGTATGACGTGGGCGACCTGTGGACACAAGGCGACGCGGGCGAACTGCTGGTGTGTACAACTGCCAAGGCCAGCGGCGCAGCATTTGCCGCAGGCGACTGGGCAAGCGCGGCAGACTACACGGCGCAGGCCGCCGAAGCCGGGCGGAACCTGATTTCTAATTCGGCTTACATCGGCGTAACTTCGACGTATACAGGATTCGACTTTACAGGAAACCAGGTAAAAATAACACTGACCGACGGAAACAGCGCGCGCAACGTAACAAGGCGGCTGACCGAGTACGGAATCCAAAGCCTGCGAAACAGGAAAATAACGGTTTCCTATGACTACAAAATTACCGAAGCGATAACTTACGCAGAGAACTACAGCGGCACGCCTGGCGCCCTGGGCCGCCTTGAAATCACTTTCGCGGACGGAACAAAGCAGCACATAAGCGCACCGCGCAACGACTTCAAGGCCCTGGGAACGGCGGCAATGGACGACTTCGCCCGTGTTACCGCAACCGCAACCGTGCTGGACAGGGAAGTAACGGCGGCTATTTTCAAGGTATTTTTCCAAGGCGCAACCGGCGCAATCATCTACAAAAATCCAAAGGTTGAACTGGGCGGAATCGCAACCGCCTGGACCCCTGCCCCGGAAGACACCACCCTGGCCGCCACTGCCCCAGCGCTTACACAGCAGGAAGTTTTTAACCGGCTGACAAACAACGGGCAGCTGCAAGGGCTGTACATGAGTGACGGCAAGCTGTACATCAATGCGCAGTATATCGCTGCCGGAAGAATTGCCAGCGTTGACGGGAAAAGCTATTTTGACCTTAACACAGGAAATGCCGTGCTGCGCGGATCCTTTTCCACCCTTGAACGGACGAATTCGACGGGAACATACCGCGTTTTCTTCGATTCGGGAAATATCGCTTGCCAAAAGAAGAACGGCGATAACTGGGACAGCATAGGCTTCCTGTCCTGGAACTACGGCGTAAGCCCCCCGGAAACCTGGATAAAAGCGTCGCGCGTTGACGTACTAAATTCTTTGGACACCCCTGCGGTATGGCTGAGTGGCACAGGATACGGAAAGACTTTGTATGCAGAAGGCGGGCTGCGAAGGTTGGACGTTGACAACATAAACGGCTACAAAGTGCAGTGGTATTGGGATTCTGCAATTTCTAAATGGGTCCTTGGCGCAAACGCTTAAAAGGTGGTGAGAAAATGGAAGAACAGCAGATCCTTCAAAAAATCAACCTTGATTTTGCGCGGGCCGGAATCCCGCCGCGCGTCTTTGCAAAGCAAGGCGACAACAATATGCGCGTCGTGGCCGTGTCACTGTATAACGACGGGAAAGCCTATAAGGTCCCCGGCGGCTATGCCGTGAACGTGAGCGCCAAAAAGCCGGACGGCAAAAGCGTGTACAATCCCGCCACGGAAGTGGCCGGGAACGTCGCTTATATCACCCTTACCCAGCAAATGCTTGCCGTGCATGGCATAGTTTCGGCGGAAATTGAGGTGGTGCGCGGGCCTGACACTCTGAAAACGGAAAAGTGGCAAATCAATGTTGAAGAATGCGCGAACCCGGAAAACCAGGTTGAAAGCACCGACGAATACAAGACCATACAGCAGCTTCTTGCCGAAACCGAAGCGGCCAAGGCTGCGGCGGCCACGTCTGCAAGCGCTGCGGCCAAGAGCGCGCAGGAAGCCAAGGACGCGGCGGCGCAGGCGGCAGCGGACGCGAAAAAGGTTATTGACGAAGGCGTAAACGACAAGCTGCAACAAATGCAGAAAATTCAAACCGACGTAACCGCCAAAGCCAACAAGGTAAGCACCGACGCGGCCAAAGTGGAAGGGTACGCCAAAGCTGCGCAATACCTTATCGGCTACAACAAAAAGAATATTTTAACCGTTTTCCTCTATGAGGAATAACAGAAAGGACAGAACTATGGGACTTACTGAATACGGGCACATTGCAACCGAGGAAACCCAGCTGCGCGTTGCCGACCTGCTGCAAGCAATCGCAGCGGGAAGCGCTGGCCCGGAATACACTGACGCGACCTTCAAGGCCCTGCTGGACGACACGAACACAACGGAGATTTTTTCCGCCTGGTGGCCGCTGTCCGCAGCATCGAACGACAGCAAATACAAGCGCCTGCTGCGCTTCTTTACCATGCTGCAAACCGACAAAACCTACACCGTTAAATTTCCCAGCCCTGCCGTGTCCACAAACCCGGCGGGCACCCCGGCGGACGATCTGGCAGGAAAGAGCGCGGCAGCCTTGGCAACCGACAGCACAAACCCGGAAGACTGGGCGGCGGAAGACCGCATGACCTGGTATATTCGCGCCAACGCTGTGAGCCTGGCAGACGGAACTATGGACGTTCTTGCCATTGAGGGCGAAGAAGAATTTGACATCACTGGCACGCTGGCCCCTGTTTACACCTTCGCCCCTGCCCTGCTGCGCCGCGTTATCGACGACGGTAGCTACCTGTCGAAAAGCTGGCGCAGCACCTTGGCCGACGGCTTCACACCCTACGCCGAAAACGTGGCACCGAATGGCAAGCGCCGCGCAATGACCTGGCACGCTACCTTCCCCGGCGGCTTGAACGCAAAGGGCGCGCTTACCAGCGGCGCGGGCCTGCCCGTGGCGAACTTCAACAGCGCGGTCACGGGTCTGGCCCTGGCCCGCAAGCAAACCGCTTACGATTCTGTGTGGGGCGACTGTGACAGCCTGTATATGCTGGATATGTGGCAGCTGCGCCATTTCAACCTTGAAAACAGCCGCATTTTGGAAGGCTGCACCAACTACAACTTGCAGTATAAAGTTGCAGCCGCCGAAACCGGCGTGAAGCGTGTGCTGCTGACCGCTTCCCAGGCTTCGGGCTTCATTGTCGGCAGCACCGTTTCTGTGGGCGACAAGGGCAGCAACAGCAGCGTAGACCGCTACAATACATGGATGCGTGACATTGCCGACAAGGTGAAAGTTAAGAGTATCGAAACCGTTACCGTGGGCGGCACCGACTATTCGGCGGTAAATTTGGACGTTGCGGACAGCTTCAACGTGCCCGAAACTGCCTATATCAGCTCTATGCCCTGGCACAGCGGCGCAACGGAAGCCCTGCCCGGCCATAGCGACGGCGCACCCGGCAGCCTGACGAACGGCAAATACCCGTGCCGTTGGGCTGGCGTTGAAATGCTGAACGGTGCCTACGTTATTGGCCTTGACCCGCTGTGGAACGTCACAACCGTGGACGGCGGCGTGACCTATACCGCTATGGCCTGCCGCGATTCGGAGAAAGAAGCCAGCAGCGTGACGGCCAACCATGTGAAAGTCGCAGAAAAGACCTTTACCAGCGTGAACGCCTGGAACTACGAACTTTCGATGCAGAACGACAGCACCGAAAGCCTTCTGCCTGACAAGACCGGCGGCGGCGAAACCGTGGGCATGAAGTCCGCGTTTTATGTCAATGGCTCTGCGGGGGTCCGTTGCCCGTGGCGTTATGGC